GCTTGTGAAAAATTAAGTTTTCTAATTTTTGGCATGTAGTAGCTCGAAGCAAATTCATAATCATGTTTAATACACTCTTCTAACAGTTCTCTGCTCCAAGCTTTCTTAACAGAAAACTCAAAACCTAAAAATTCTAAATTTTCTTCAACTGTCTTAAACAGTTCTGTTTCTTTTCCAATGTTAACTATTATCATCACTTACTCCTTCGTACATATTTCCAATAATTTCAAAATTTCCGCCGTTAGAAAAGTTTGACATATAATCTGTATGCCAGCGCTTGTCGTGCGGCTTAAGTCTAAAACTGCCTTTTTCGCTATCGTAAAAAACGGTATATAGCGAATTTAAAACTTTTACAATGTCGCTCTCGAAAATTTCTTTGTCGTTCTTATCAAACAGCCCTGTTGATTGCATAACGATAGTCTTATCGTCTTTGGGACGTACTTCAATTGTTTTATCTTTAGCAACATAGATTTCAACATTCCCATTCATTTTTTGAGAATCTTCATCCCACGCTCTAAATTTTGGTATTGTCATTCTTCTACCTCTTCGATTTCATAAGCTTCATTTTCCCAAGCAAAATATTCAATTAGCTCCTCTTCAGTAAAGTGATAACCTTTTACTTTTTGTGGTATATTATCACATACACTCATATGATAAGCATTTCCATAGTCTTTATCATAGTATAGATATTCACCAGTTGATTTCAATCTTGCTGTATACAGCTCTTCTTTCTCAACTTCATAGCCGTAAAGAATAGCATTTATTAGACGACGTTTTACACTTTCAATGTCTTCTTTCCCTTCATATGGCTTGTATGATAGTTCAATTTGTTCCCCATGGCAGCTAAAACAAAAATCATTTCCCCAACCTTGGCGTGTTATGACATACAATCGGTCTTCTCTGTGTCTGTAGTATGCTTTTAGTTTGTCAAGCCATTCAGCTTCTAGCTTAGACACTACCACTTTTTCTGGCTCGTTAAGTTGTTCGATAATGTTAATAGCTACGTTTAAAGCATTATTCCAGTGTATGTCTAATGCTGTAGCTTTATAATCACGCTTATTTTCTTCCAATTCTTTAATCACTTCTTGTTTATTCATACCTTCCTCACTTCCAACCGTCAACTAATTATTGATAGTTCGCGGTAGTCAACTAACAGTTGATAACCACTAAATTAAATTTCATTTACTCGTTACTAGTTTGTTTATATAAGCATCAAAATGCCCTCGCGCTTTTCTTTGTAACAAGTCTATTTCCGTTGGTATAGACTGTATAAACCATTCTGAGCCGTCCAAGAATTCCTCTAGCAAAGCCACGGACTCCTTCTGGTATTCTATGTCGGGCACCTCTATCTCTAGAAAGCTTAATTGATGGAAATTTAATCTAGGAATGGTAGTACCTTCAGCGCACGCAGCTAACTCCTTCTGCTTCATCAGTAGCCAATGCAGCAAATACATCTTGTCAATCACCTCTTCTTTGGCTTCTACGATAAAACAATCGCCCCCAGCCCAAAATGGTTCATTATGTAGATAAACATCGCCAACAGAGCCTTTTCTGGTCAGCCGAATGCTGCCCGCTGGGGAATTTGCTTCATCGCTCATACCCGTTGGCTTTAGACCAGCTCCGTATATTGGGAAAATACCTGTTTTTGACTTAGTCCCTCGAGTTCCTGGTACGAGTTCACAAACATCAAGTAATTTATGTTTCTTTACTTCTTTCGGCGTCATACAGATGCTCCAAATCGATAGTAAGTTTCGTATTGGTCTAGCAAGTCCCTACACCTGCGGATGAAAGCGAGATAATCAATGTCGGCTTGAAACTGCTGGATAACCAACAGATTTGTCATCAAATGTTTTTCCAAATGATTGACCGCCAAATCATCCAATTCCTTATTCACCGCATCGATGTCTATTTCTTCCTTGACCGGAGGTTCACGAGGTATTTCCCAATGGTAGTCGTCTGATAGTTGACAGCCATCTATATACACCGCCTTTTTCAATTTAGCGTCGTAGATTTCTCTATGCACATCTGAATTCGTCTTTTCCTTGTCAATGACTAAGAAAAGGACTTCAATATTTGTATCCTCAAAACCATTTCGAACAGCATTCAACTCTGCCAATCGATTCCCAATCAGCTTCCTCATTTTCTTTTCAGCACCCCTGTAGGCAATGCCAGGAAACATGATAAAGAATCCAAAACGTTTTGTGTATTTCATCGCTTTTAGCATGAATACATCGTCGACCACGCCTGATTTTTTCCAAGGAAATTCTAATTGAATCGCTTGTCTGTCATCTTCAGATAAGTCTTTGAATTTCAATGAAAACGGTGGATTCATGGCGACAGCGTCAGCTTGATAGTCGCTGTCGTATTGAAAGAAACTTGTGTTGCTGACAACCGCTTTTGGATAATTGTATTTCAGTGCTTCGCAAGCCTCTTCTTGAATTTCAACAGCGTGAAATTCTTTAAGGTTTAAATATTGCTCTAGTTGTCCTGAACCTGCAGCGCCATCGAATACTGACACAGATCCACCACAGTATTTATTAATTTTGTCAGCTAAATATTTTCTCAGCTCTTTGCCTGTAATGTATTCGGCAAATTGATTAGCTTTCTTACGATTGTTATGCTCCTTCATTTGATAACCTCGTCAGCAATGCTGCCTTTTGGCTCTTTGCCAGCCAATTGTGTTGTAACTGTTTTCTTTTCAACAATTTTAAATGTAATGTCGTTCCACCATTTTGGTAATTCTGCCTTTGCTTTTTTATTCATCATCTTCACCTTTTGTTTCTTTCTGATTAAAATAAGCTTTAATTGTATCAATAAGATAGTAAAGCAGACCACACATCCAAAATCTTACTCGTTTCTTCTTGTCGTAAATCGTAAACATTGGAAATGTCAGCCAAGCTAAAATCACTAAATAGATGCTAATCATTTTCATTTTCCTCTCTATACAAACAAACTAAATCCGCTAAATACTCATAACCATCGTCTGTTAGCACATTCCAATCGACATCTTGTTTTGAAAACCAATCAGAAAAATTCAAATAGTTGTCAATCCTAATTTCAAGATAATCACCCCAGCTCCAATAGTAACCATCGATTTCAATACGTTCACCATCTGGATTTTCAAAAGTTAAAACTGGATTATCACACCACCTTGAGCCAAAACATAATTCGCACGTTCCAGTTTGCTCTGAGTAACATCTTCTTTTACTCTGTGACCTTAAAACGTGTTTTAGCACGTTCAGACATTGCTTGTCTTTGCTCGTCTGTTAGTTTTCGTTTTGGTTTAGCAAATGGACTAATACCTGCGTCTAGCATTTTTGCACGAATATAAATTCGATTGCCACGTTTATCAAATTCCTCATCTAAAATCTCGTAAAGCTCAATACGCTTTTCAATTTTAGTAATATGTTTTCTTACGCTTGTTTCAAAATACCAAGCATTATCTAATTCATCAAAACGGATAACCGTTTCACGCTCTTCTGGTAAATACATTTTTTACTTCTCCTCGTTAACATCTTGTTAGTTTCTGCAAGTTCTACTACTTAGCCTTATAATTTATCAAGAAAATATTTCATGTTTCATTTCGTCCATAAAATAGCACGTTACAGACCTTAAAATCGATTCTACACGCCTAAAACTAACGCATGCTCTAAATAGCACTTATTTAGCACACGTTTCGTCTTGCTGTCAGACTTCTTATCAATCTTTCTAACTTTCGGTTCAGTTTCTTTCGTCTTAACACTAGGTTCAGTCGCTATCAGACCGCTTTTAATATTAATGTCCAGCGCTTGCCACGTCATTCCAAAAAATCGTTGCGCATCCATTTTCGTTCCGAAGATACTTTTACCAGTTCTAATGTCTGTGTAAGTCGTCAAACGTACAGCGCCTTTGCCATTATCTTTATAGCCTAGCCACTCTCTGATAACTCGTTTTCTGTATATACGACTTTCCAACGTTGCTTTCGCAATGTTTAAATGCTTGTAATAATCTTCAATCGAACCTGTGTATGTCTCACCCGTTTTAGTGTCGGTAAATTTAAATACATTTACTTTCATGCATTACCTCTTTCATTCGTTTAACAATTCTGTCATCTGGTAAGACTGCAAGATTTAATAATTGATTTGCTTCTTTTGGTGTCGTATGTAACATCTTGCTAATCTCAATATAGCTTTTAATATTTTTTTCTTTCGTCCATTCAATGAACTTTTCCAACACATCAAGCGGTGTTTCATCTTGATGTTTGCAAAATATGACGCAGTGTTTAGCTGCTGATTTATTTGTGTTTACTGTGCCCATTTACAATCTCCAATGCTTCTTCTGGACTTCTAGCCACTCCCGCTAGCCCCCCGAAGCTTCTCATTGTTTCCAAGAACTGTTTTTGTTCAGGTCTCACACGACCTGTTTCGTTTTTTACTTCGATGAAAAATATTTGTCCATCTTTTCGAAAACCAAACAAGTCTGAAAAACCTTTTGGCAAACCAGTATCAAAGAAACGTCCATCTGCCATTCTGACTTTACCAACATTCGCTCGAAACACTCTGTGTCCTGCTTGTGATAAAGCCACACGTATTTTACTTTGAATTAATGATTCTGTTGTCATAAACCACCTTTCTAGACTTTGTTACTAATGCAGTTACACCAACAAGTAACCGCCGAAACCTTTGATATCAAGGGGTTTGATCATTTTCCGTTACTTGTTTCGGCATTTTTGCCTTTTCTCTCTCTATATATATTTATATTTATTTTATTTTTATTAATATTAATAAAAATAAGTAACAAGTAACAATGATAGTGAAAAACGTTGATAATAAAGGCATTTCGTTGTTACTGGTATCGGTAACAAGCCAGTAACATCACTCCTTGCAGTAACATTTGAAAGCTTTTTGAGGGTCTTTTTCATTGTTCCAAGGAAAAATGTTGTAATGTGTCGGCGCATCTTCATTTGGGAAGAATTTTCCTTTTACTCTTGCGGTTTTCAAAATCCAACCGTTTGGAATATTACCAGCTAACTCTTTTTCAAACGTTGTTTTCTTTAAGGCTGTATAGCCGTTTTCTTTGCACCATTCTTTATATAGCCACCACAAGAAACGTGTGGGCAGTGCTGTAGATTCAAAATTATCAAACCATTCTTCAACAAAAGCGAGAACAGTATTATTGTCTTTTTTGAACACTTTCATTTGTTCTTCAGTCGCTTTTGGCTCACTAAATCTATCAAAATCAAGATTGATAGCTTTCCAAAGAACATATTCAAGTACTTCTGGGCGTTTAATGTAATCATCTTTAATCGACCAATTGTCATCTTTAGCACTAAATGTTTTTAAAAACGGGATGATAATAATACGTCTGTACGTACCATTTGATTTATTTTTGAAAGACGGCATGCCATTCGTTGACTGAATAACTGTTTTTTTGAACACAGCCATGTAAGGATTTTCGCCTTTCTTTTCGACAGAAACTGGTTCACCAGTCACTACACTATTAAAATTTGACGATTCATCAACATAAATACCTGCTTGGACATCGTCACCGATGATCACTGTTTTACCTTCGATAATCGCTAAGCCAAACCGCTCTGCAAATTGGTTCAGTTTCAAAGGCGCAACGTTACTGTTCCCGATTAGATTAGTAATCAATTGTTGAAACGTCCCTTTACCATCGTTACCGTTTCCAACCAGCCAAATAGATTTTCGATAACTGTAATTGCCGTTCAATGACGCTGAAATCACCTGCCATAGTAGCTTTACAAGATCTTCGTCACCACTCATTAAATCCAAGAGCCATGACTCCACGTCCCAACCGCCAATGGCAGGAAGTGGAGCGTCTGGAACTATCTTGGTTTCAATGGTGCTGAAATTAATAAATTTATAATCAAATGGCAGCAATTTACGTTTTTGTCTGTCGTAAATGCCATTTTTTACAAGAATGAACCGCCTGACATCTCTGTATTCTGGTTCAAAATCGCAGTACATAGACTGATATTCATACTCACGGTCGATACTTGCAAGCATGAATAGCACGTTACGGCATTTGGTTTCATTAAATGTTGGTTGCAATAAATGAATAATTTTATAAGCAAATTTAGGGTCTTTGTGGTAGTAACCATTGTCAGGGTCATAGATAGCCACTCGACCATTTGGCAACGTAACGACGTGACAAAGTTTGTCAATTCCTTGTGCGACTGCAAGCTCGCTTAGGCTCTTGGTTTTCCATTTATCTTTATCGGTTTCTGGAGCGTTGGCGTTTTCCAACCACTCGGTTCGATAAGCAACACATTTATTTTTTAATGCTTTCCAATTCGTTGGTTTACTTGGCTTAAAACCGTCACTTTCAATTTCTTTAAGTTTCTCACGGTAGAAGTCAAAATCAATCACCACGCCTTCTCACCTCCTTATCTAACATACTTTTGAAAGTTCGTTCAAATTCATTTTCTGGTAGCGGTTCTGTCGTGTTGTTATTAGCCATTTTAGCCAATTCATAGGTAGCTTGTATGTCAACATTCCTTAATAGCAAACCGCCGACAAATTCAGCAAGTGCATTATTACGTCCACCATTATCGCCAAAACCAAAAATAATTTGTTCTAACAATTTAGCTGTTTTGTTACTTCCTTGATACGCAAAACTCGAAAAGTCATACGACGGCATATCAGGTTTTAAATCTTTCAAAACTTTCACTAACTCGTAAGGAGCTTCAGTCATTTCGCCGTTTTCTGGCGAGTGAACCATATCCCATTTATATTGCCCATTAGAGGTGCTCGATGGAGCGACTAACACATAGTTGTTAACGTGTGCTTTTAAATCCACGCCGTCAATGAAACCAATATTTTGAGAAATACTAATATCATCACGTTTTTTTAAGAATATGTGACGTCCACCGCTCGGCGTGGTTGCTTGCAAGGTTTTTGGTATCAACCTTGCGTGCTCCCAACGTCTTAAGTTATCCAAACCATTGACATCACCGTGCATATCAACATCGATGACAAAGAATAAATCGGTTCGAATGGCTATATTGGCGTTTGGATAATCTCGCCACCAACGTTTTATCGTAATTTCGTCGGCTGGTGGCTTATCTGCAAAACTAACAAGCGGTTTCTTACTATCTGGTGAGATAGGAATGACTGAAAATCCATTACGCTGATAGTGAAGTGCATAATCCACCATTTGCATAATTAGAACGGCAAATCAATATCATTCACTTCTGGTGCTTGCATACCTGAAAGTTCTGATTTCTCGATACGCTTAACATTCAAATTCTCGTATGTTTTACCGTTGTATTCAGATGTTTCGTTTTTGACAGTTACTTTAAGCGGTTTACCAACCAACATATTTAAATAGTCATCAAGACTGTTGAATTTAGTTCCATCTGGAATACCAGATTGCTTAGCTAGATTCATTACTTGCCCAACTGGGTATTTTTTCGTTTCTTTGTTAATCCAGATTTTATGAAAAATGCGATTGTTCTTGAACTGTTGATTATAATCTTCACGGATTTTGAATTGGATATCTAAGAAATCTGTTCCGCCTTGACTAGCGTTTTGAACAGCTTTATCAATCAAAACTTCATATGTTCCGTCTGTTACTTTTGCAAATTCTTGTGCTTGTGAATAATCAATTTCAAATACTGACATGTTTTTTTACCTCAAAATTCCTATTTTTTTAGCCATGTACCAGACCCAGCCATTCTTATAGCCGTGCTGGTCTCGGTATTCCTTAAGTTCATTCATATTTCGACACATATCTGGCGAAACATAAGTCTGAACACGTTTTTTTATTTTTTGCTGTTTTAATTCATTAATTTCAGCGAGTTCAGCTTCTCGCATAATTTCTATTTCTTTTTTGGTCAGGGGACTTTCGTATCCGCATTCAGGACACGTACGAGTGCTCGACCAGTAAGTGGCAAAACACTTTTCACATACTCGAACAGTTGGCTCGCCAATTTTTGCGGTTTGTTTTTTCTTAACCACACCTTGCAACGACCATTCACGGTCTTGGTTAGGCAAGCCAAAGCGTTCAACGTTTCCGACGTGGTCGATAATGATTGCTGTTTTGCCCTCACGAGGATTTAACGCTCGCATAGCAAATTGCAAGTAAAGCGATAGCGACTGCGTTGGTCTTAACATAACGCAAACATCAACGTTTGGTAGGTCAATGCCTTCAGTGAATAACTCACAGTTAACCATGATTTTTAAATCACCGTTTCTAAACGCTCGCATTGCCGTCTCACGCGCTTCTCTTGGCGTTTTACCACTTACTGCCATAGAATTATAGCCAGCGTCATTAAATGCCTTAGAGACATTCTCAGAAGCTTTTACGCTGTGTGTGTAAACAATAGCTTGTTTGCCTTTAGCTAGCTTCTCGTAATGCTTGATAACATCGCCATAAATCACTGTTTTCATGGTTTCGTCTACTGACTGCTTCGTAAACTCTCCAGCTCGTTTTTTGAGACCAGCAACATCAATCATTAGTGGCGCATAATACTTAAACAGTGCAATTCGTCCATGTTCTTGTAACCATTTGACAGATTTACCCAAAATAATATCTTCGGCTATATCGTCAAAACCCGAACCATCTAAACGAATTGGTGTACCAGTGAACAGTAACTTATAAGCATTTGGAAAATAATCAATAATTTTCCTGTAACTACTTGCTTTACTATGATGACCTTCGTCAATTAATATGATTGTCGGCTCATCAAGCTTATCTAGTTTTCTAACTAGCGACTGAACACCACCAATAGTTACTAAATCCATATTGACGTTGTTATTTTCAAACGTCTTATAAACCTGCTCATTGATTTCTTTTCGGTGGCTGAAAAATAATACTTGATTATTTTTATCAGTAGCGCCTTTTGCAATATGCGCCATTACTACGGTCTTTCCAGAACGTGGTGGACTTTGGACGATAATTGAATGATTTCCGTCAAGCATTGATTGTTTGATACCGTTGATGAGTTCTTCTTGATAATCTCTAAGTTTCAAACTCAAACACTTCCTCAATAGAGCAGACTGTGCGTTTATCTAAACGGTTCTTAGCATACGTGCCTTCAGAACCTTCTAAAACGACCCCACGACCGCCCGTTTTTTCATTGACAATGATTCGCCCGACAACATCTGTAAGCCCTAATAACTGACTTAAAACACTATTTCTGATTTGCGGAACATATTGCGTTATAATTTGCCCTGTTTCCAAATTTAAATCGTGCGTATCTTCCCAAGCCGTCACATAAATGTTGATTGGCTTACTATAAATTGCTGTTAACACTCGCAAAAAATAGTTCGTCCATTGCGAATAGTGTTGCAATTCGTTGCTGATACCGTTCTTTGACTTTCGTCCTTGTTCAATGAACCAATCCGATTGAAAACTTGAAATGTTATCAATGACTAAATTGTCGTATTCCGGAAGAATTTCATCGACTTCTTTCAAAAAGTTAGTCATGCATTCTGTCGGATGTTCTCTATCAAATTCTACGACGTCAATGTTTTCACTACCTGCCAAAACACGTTGCGAGTTATCAAGCGATAATACTATCGTTTTACCCTTTAATTGTTTAATTAATGTCGTCTTACCAAGACCAGGTTTTCCATAAATCAGAATACGCCAGTTTCTGGTAAGTTCGATATTGCTTGCGTTAGTAAGTTTCATTTACCAAATTCCTCCTCGACCAGTTCTGTTAGTACTGTTTCGAAATCACTAAAGTTTTTAACTTGTCGTTGCCTTTCAGCAAATAGTGCTTCAGTAGGAATATTGTCGAAAAATGGTTGCCAACGCTCAACAATTTCTTGCATAGCTTCGTTGACTTCTTTTTCGATTTCCTTTGTAAATTCACCACCTTTAATTTGCATGGTTTCGTTACTGACACCACCGTATTTTTCAAAAACTTCTGGTGCTAAAATCAATTCTTTGCGTTTATTGACATATATTCTCAATCGTACGCCCTCACTTTCCATAGTTGATAAATCTGTTCACTTTCGCAAAGTGGACATTCAAGCGGTGGATAGCTATCAATAATTTCCCAACGCTTGCCACAGTCTAAACAGCGGTATTCGTATGTGTACATTATCGATTCACCTCATTTAGTAGCTTATTAATTTCTTTAGCATTTAAACGAATTTGGTCGCTAGCGGTTTCTCTGCGATTAGCTTCTAGCAATTGGTCGATTAGTTCTCTACGAACATCGTTTTTCCATTCAATCAAACTGCTGCGTTCCTCTTCTTCGTAAAAGAAACTGCTATAATCAATACCATTATCTGACCTAATACATCGCCCTGCTTTGACATCTTTTGAAATGTAAGCTCGAACCTTTCCGTCCGCAATTCCTGTTGCTTCAACAACTTCTTTCACGGAAGCTGACGGATTATCTCTGTAATATTTTCTGATTTCATCTGCTTTAGTCATTATCGTTCTCTCTTTCGCCCCAGCATCCTTGCCAGCCGTTTTTATCAAAATCAATCACCATGATTTCGTCTGTGTCAAAATCGTAATTATTTTCCATTTTCGGACTCCTCGAAATGTTTTATTACTGTTTTTAAAATGTCTAGCAAAAGCTTCTGTGGAATATTTGAACGCTCATTATAAGACCTCGAAAAATATTCCCATTTAACTTCTGATGGCTTCACCTCATTATTGAGATTTAAAAAAAGATTGCTAGCAAATTTTGTAGGTTTTTGTAGCGGATAGCCATAATTGTTGTATCTTGTCTGATTTTTGTAAGGTAGGCAAAATCCCATTACGTCCTCAATATACTTCCAAATCCGACCATTTGCTGGATTCTCGATAATAAAGTAAGATGGCTCATAACGTTTGATGGTTTCAATAGTATTAAACACACACAACTCACCGTTGACACGCTTCATAAATTGCCTGTCATAATAATAATTGTTGTAAGCTTCCTCATAATCCTTGCTCGTTCTGATGGTAAACATGCTTGGTTCTTTCTGTGGAACGAACAAACTATCAGATAAATCTTCTTGTTTCCAACAAGCATTACCGTTTTTAATAGAGCTAGCGGTCGACCAACTTTCGCAAGGTGGACTCGCTATGATTAAATCTGGTTTTGGAAGTTTATCTAACGTATCAAACAACGTGTTATCGCCAAACAATCGCTTGTAATCTGCTAAATCTAGCTCAATGAAATGGCTATTTTTATGCTCAATGTCAATGCCAATTGGGTAAACATCAATGTTTGCTTCTTTCGTTTCGTTTAGCGTTTTAATTGCTTTAGTGTATGAGCCATTACCACTGTCAAAGAGAGCCCAAACAATCATTTTTTTCATCTACAACCTCGCCATTTTCTGGAATTTCTAATATCATTTTCTGCGTTTGCACTATCAGCTCTGCTGCTTTAAAACCTCCCCAGAAAGCTTCTTCGTCTATTTTTTCTAGCAATAAATCATACGTTTTGTACAATTTGTTAAGTACGTTATTTAAAGTGTCAATTCTAATTTGTTTTTCAAAATCGTTGTCATCATAAGCTAATAAATAAGCAACACTAACACCAAAGTAGTCTGCTATTGCTTCCCATGCGCTTTCCTTTCTTGGGGAACGTTTACCATTTTCAAAAGAAGACAATTGACTGGTAGAAAACGACACGCCTTGCTTGTCTTTTATTTCGTCTTTTAGCTCTGCGAGTGTTAAACCTCTGCGTTTGCGTAATTCTTTCAATCTATTCATTATCTTTCTCCGAAAACCGAATTTTCTGGTAAACCTACAAGTTTGTTGTAAGTTTTCATATTTTCTTCATAAGAGTGCCATTGTTTGACTGGTTCTTCTTTCTTACGGGCTCGTTTGCCAAATAATGTTAATGCGATGACTTCAGCGAACGCTAAAATTGCTACTGCGATAATTAAATATGTCATATTCTTCCTCTTTCTAAGCCTTGTCCAGAAGCTTTTAAATTTGATTTTCAAGCCATTTCTTAATAGCTCGTTTTGACCAGCGTTTGGCTGGCAATTCTTTTGGAAAATCGTCTGAATAGCGGTATTTCTGAAACGTGCTGTAATCAATACCTAAAAACTTGCATGTTTCTGTAGCATTCATCAGCTCGTTAAATCCGTCGTCCCGTTCGATTTCCAAAAGCTTGTTCAATGTTTCCTTGATTATGCCCTTGAGCCAATCAGAGAATTGTTGCATTACACTATCCATAACGTTTCCTTTCTGGTATAATGTAAGTAAGTTATTTTTTGTAAGTCACTGATTTTTCAGTGGCTTTTTTTGGTATAATCATCTCGAAAGGAGGTGATTATTGTGAAATTAAATTATGATTGCATTAGAGATATTTTGCTAACAATCGAAGAAATCCCAAATCGTAAAGATGAGCTAATTCTTGCGAATTTCAAATCTTATAAAAAATTGTCTAAATATAATGAAGAAGAAATTCAATATAACGCTTTAAAATTATTGCAAGAAGAATATGTTACAGGTTTGAAAATTTCTGGCAATAACACCACAACTGTTTTACGTCTTACTGATTTAACTTGGTCGGGTCACGAATTATTAAGTGATATTCGTTCCGAAACTGTTTTTAACCAAACTAAAGAGAAGATTATAAAATCAGTCGGCTCTACTTCTTTAACCATTTTTCAACAACTTGCTTCTACGATTGCGTTAAAAACTCTCGGGCTTTAGCTATCTGTTAATTTAATCTCAACACCATCAACCAAAAAATATGCTCTGCCTTTCTCGCCTTTGAACGCATCATATTCAAGGGCTCGGAACATATCATCGATGTTGTCGGCTTCAAAAAGAAATATTCTTTTGAAGCCTTTTTTGTAAAAAACGATAATGCTTTGGCTTTTCATGTATTATCCTTTCTAAATTCGTCTAAACTGACTTCTAAAGCGTCAGCGATTTTGACCATATTTCGAAATGAGATTTTACTATTCCGAATGTTTTGGATTGTGTTTTTACTAATTCCTGCTTTTTCCGCAAGTTCTTTTTTTGTCATTCCTTTTTCAATCAAAATATGATTTAATTTTTTCCACATATCTTCACAAAATCACAATAGGTGCTTCTAGTTCTACACCATTGCTGCCTACGGAAACTTTAGTATCACCTACAATTCGACTAAAAATTTGGTTCGTTCTTGAAGCAACCGAAGCTACATCAGCCTTTAATCCATTTACTTCGATAGCAATCTGTTTTTCAGGTTGCTTTTTCTTTCCGCTATACGGATAACGTTTTGGTTTCATGTTTGCTCCTTTCTTTTTTTGTCTTCCAGCTAGGCTGGTATAATCCTAGCAGACCTAATGGAGTTCGTTTCATCATGTCAATTATCTATATTTTCGGAGGTTGTCTGCTAGAACCGTAGCAACCTAGCTGGGAAGTTATGAATTTTCGTATATCACCCTACAGATAATTCTTTATGTTCTTGAAAAAGATAGACAATATCGAATTCTGGAAAGAAAGTCCGTTGAACTTTTAATGCTTCTCCGAATTTGAAATCAGAATCTCCATTGATTTTTTCACGAACTGTTTGAGATTTTAAATGCAAACAATCTGCAATATCAACTAACGAAATACCTTTTTCTTTTCGAATGTATTCAATATTTTTCATTATGTTTCCTTTCTAATACGAATTTTCGTATGTTGTTTTATTTTAAAAAGCTATCGTTTCCTTAAGCTTGACTTTATTATATACGAATTTTCGCACCTTGTCAATACTTTTTTTATTTTTTTTTGTTATTTTTTTGCTTGAAATATGATTTTTCGTATGTTATTATATAGTAAGAAAATCAAAAAAGGAATTTAAAAAATGGACGAAAAAGATTTAAAACGCCTTATCGAAAGTAGATATAATAGTGTCAGGGCTTTTGCCCTTGAAAATGATATACCGTATACAACAATGCGTTCTATTTTAGAACGTGGTGTAATGAATGCGAAAGCAGAAACTATTTTTAAAATCTGCGATATTCTAGGAATTAATCCAGAAAGTTTCGCTGATAAAAAGCCAGATTGGCAGCCGTCAATCGACCTTTCAAATTTGCGTGAAAAAGTCGTGATGTTTGACGGAAAGCCATTATCTGATGATGACGTTAAAAAAATAGAACAAATTATTAAACTTTCGATTGAGGTAATGGGAGATGAAGATTGATGAGCTTTTAAAAGAATATAAAATATCATTATTCATTTTTCCTGCTGATATGTGGGAAAGGTCTGGGTTCTACTTCCCAGACCTAAGACGAATATGTGTTAACGAATCATTGTCTAAACAAGAACGTGAAAAAGTCATCTTACATGAAATCGGTCATATCAACCATGACCCCAAGCATTACAAGAGATTACTTTTACAATATGAAAATCAAGCTGATAGATTTATGATTCATGAGCTGCTAGTTGATTATTTAAAATCAACTGACATTTACGATTTTAATTGGGTTCGCTTCGCTGCACAATACGGTATTTCCACGACTTGGGGCGAAGCGATGATACAAGATGAATTTAGAAAAATTCAGCAAAGTGTTATTTAAAATTACGTGCAAAACTGAACCACGTCAAAAGCTGAAAATATGGAGGAAAATATGGCATTGTTTGGAAAAACAAAAGAAGAAAAGACTGAAGCTTACCTTGAAGCTCGTGGTGTTAAAGGATTATCTCAAGATAGTTATGCTCAAGTTCAACGCATTGCAGATGAAATGGCGGGTAATGGACTTATCAAAGCAGGACTGGCGCTTTCGTTTAATAGTGGCGTCGACCAAACTAAGCTTTCTTACTTATCTGCATTAGTAGAACAAAACTGGCTTTTAATTAATCAAAACCAACAAATTATCGATGAACTAAAAAAATTAAACAGCAAATAAAAAAATCCCTCACACTCTCCATCGCCAAACTTTGAGTGTAAGGGTAAGCATTTGATATAAAAAGAACTCTAGTAAAAGAGTGCTTTTCATATACTCATTTTATCATTGAAAGGGGTGATTGTCAAAGTTCTCTAAGTTAAAAAAGCCTTGTCCAGAAGCTAATTTTTAATAAGGAGAAAAAATGAAATACAATAAGACAAAATATCCAAATATTTATACATACGAAACTAAAAAAGGCAAACGATACTACGTTCGCCGAAAATTCAAGTTGTATGGTAAGCAAACAGAAGTGAGCGCTAGTGGCTTAAAAACAGTTGCAGAAGCCAGACAGGCACTTGCTGAAATTGAAAACAAAATTGCAACTGGTGACTACGACCCACGTAAAAATATGACTGTTAATGATTACTGGCAGATATACAGCGAGAATCGTATTAAAACTGGGCGTTGGGCGCCAGATACGATAGCGAACAAAGATACACAGTACAGACATTGTTTTCAAAAACGTTTTGGAAATGTCAGGCTCAAAGAGATTGAAAGACTTGACTATGAAGAACACATTACACAGTTGCTGAAAAAGTATGCTAGAACAAGTGTTGTTCAAGCCAATGGCATTTTTGAAGCGATGATAAACGATGCTGTAGTTAATGGTTATCTTGATAAGAATCCTATTTTAAAAATCTACATTGGAGAAAATGAAATCAAACCAAAGAACAAACAAATTTCTCTGGAAGATTTTAGAAAATGGGATAACTGCGCTAAAAAAGTATTGTCTCAATACAATTACGTAATGGTGCGTCTTACCTATTTTGGGCTTCGACGTAGCGAAGTTGTGGGAGTAAAATTCAATTCTTTAGAGTTAGTAGGTAATCGTTTTAAAATATTTTTAGACGAAAGCCGAACTTATCGCAGACCAAACGGAAAAGGGATGAAAACCAAAACGTCAAGGCGCTATGTAGTCGTTGATGAAGAAACTAGCGCACTATTAAAAACAGCAATAAACACTTCTAACGAAATTGCTAAGAAAGCTGGTCGGATTCTTTCAAAAAGCGACTTTCTTTTTTTAGATGCTGGTGAGAGAGTTCGAAAGGATGCTGGAAAGCCAGTCGCTTGTAGTCGTATATTTACAAACTTTAAAAAAGTAAACAGAAATTGCGATATTCACGCCACCCCTCATATGATGAGGCATTTCTTTGCTACACAAGGGCAGATTGCGGGCGTTCCTATTGAACACATGGCAGTGGCATTGGGGCATTCAACAGCTTATATGACGCAGAAATACACGCACATCCAAGATGAGGTGGCTAACGAAGTTACTGATTCATTCTTGCGTGCAATCAAGTAAAAAATTCCCCACCTTTGTCCCCGCCACAAAATCAAAAAATACCCAAAAATAGCAAAAAATATCATTTTTGTTTTTTAAGAACCCTTTAAAAACGCCTTTAAAACAGGGTACAGTTAGTTATACTAAAAATCTTTCCTTTATGATATAATTGAAACAACTATATACTCATGCGCTTTCTCGCACTCGTCCCCGCCAATTCCCCGCCTTAAGCTTTACGGACAAGGCTTTTTATTTTGCAAAAAAAACACCCGAAAAAATCGGGTGCAATTTGTAAGATAAAAAAAGTACCTCGAAAAGAGGTACTTATAGTATAACATATATTCATTTATTCGTCATCATCTGCTTTGCCTTCTTGTGCTTCAAAAGCTTTTATGATGTCATCTTTGCCGCAAGAAATTTCTAGCCATTTAAAATCGGGATTTGTAACATACATTTCGCAAGTTTCTTCATTGTAGGAAACATTTCCTTCTTCTTCTTGCAAATCCCATACACTATCAGCAATTTGGAATCCTATGCATTCACCACAATAACCTCTGCCAATGGTATGACGTGCTTCACTTTCAAATTCTTCCGTTAAAGCTACTATATCATCGTTGCTTAGTTCGGGATTTTCGCTAATATAAGCATTTACTTCTAAATTATAAAAATCATGACCGTTATCAAAAAATACTAAGAAAGTTGTTTCAAACATTTTAATTACCTCATTTCGTCTTTCTTTATCTTACATACTTATTATATACAATATTATATATATTGTCAAGAGTTTTTTTTGAAGTTTTTTAGAAAAATCCGTTAAAATACTAGCAACTTCGAACGTTAAATTTTCCATTTTTATTTTTCCGTTTTTTAATCTTGAAATTTTAGATTGCGGTACATTCGTTTCTTTTGAAATCATGTACTGTGTTGCGTTTTCTAAAAGCCATTCAATGTCTTTACTGTTTGCTTCCATTTTCCCCTCCTTAAAAAATCCTTGTCATTGCTTCCATTTCTTCCAAAACGTCAGCTGTGTTCTCGAAACTATATTCTTCATCTTCGCTTACTGCTTCACCCTCATATAGATAATCACGAATTGGTCTGTAGTCTGTATCATCTCTGCGGTAGCGAATGACTACGATTTTATCGCCTACATCACCAGTTGCAATATCTTCTTTTAAATCCGCTAGTAGTTCTTCATAATCGTATGAAAAACCGAAAAGTCCGTTTTTGAATTGTTGCCAGTTGTAAGCCATGTTATTCTCTCCTTTATATAAAAGCGGTCAATACGACCGCTTGATTAATCTTCTACTTTTTCAAATTCTTGGTAGTATGCTTGGCTATTGCAACCACGAATTACATATTCAAAATCATCATCAGACAATTTACTAAATACATCTTCGTGCCAATCAATATCATCGAATTGTTTTTCAAAACTTGCCATTTTTTCATCGTCGTCTTCTTCGATAGCTTCATTATACTCATCACGAAGATTTTCAAGCATTTCTGAACAATCGCAAAGTCCGTCAAAAGCTTGGCTATCCATGTTCCAGTAGCCATCGATAATGTCACGATCAACCAATTCTTCTAGCAAACTTTCATAGTCGTTTGCAACAATTTCTTTTTTCCAAGTGCCGTTTGTAGATTTTCCGTTCCATTTAATCATTTTATTTACCTCTTTTGTTCTTTTTTTATCTTACATACTTATTATATACAATATTATATATATTGTCAAGAGTTTTTTACAACATTGCAGAAATAATAAGGATGATAACAGTTATAATAATTAAAATCAAAGTTATTCGTCTAATGTCTTTATCTTGCATTTTGGCTACCTTTTGTTATAATTAACATAAACACATAATAGGTTCGGGGCGTTTGCCCCGCTCCCATTATGAATAAGATTAATCAAATAGTGTTTTGATTAAAGTTAGCAATGCGATTAGTAAGTTGATAACTGCAATTATCAAATTTACTTTTGTTTCGTTGCTAACTTTTTTCTTTTGTTTGCGTTTATGCTTTTTCATAACTTTTCTCCTTTCTTTAGTTTCCTTGTCTAAGATTGCCTCCCTCAACCTTACATATATATTATATACAATATTGCATATAATGTCAACACTTTTTTCAAACTTTTTTGATATTTTTTAAATTTTTTTGTCCGTTAAACCGGACTTTTCTTGTTTTTGTGGTTATAGCGGCAACAAAAAAGAGCTAGCGCAAGCTAGCTCAAGACCCTTAATACAACAATTATATCACAAATTTAAAACAACTAACTAAATGAGCCTTCGCTCTGCTTCAAATATATGCAACTTATTAGCTGATAGTCGTCTTAGGTCTGAGCTATGAGGAGCTATCTCACAACTTCCTAAGAGGTTTAATGACTAGACAGGATTGGTTACCTTCAACGTTCACCCAACATTCAGAAATATGTTTTAAATGTATCAGAAAATTTTTAAATGTATCAATATAAAGATATTCCAATGACTGCGCCTTTGGGCTACTTGTACAATCTTTTAGTGTAAGCAACGAGCTTTTCACTCGTCAATGCGCACAATGGCTTATTTTGACAGCTCCCTACTTGCTTCAAGCGGTCAAGCTTGGGCTTTGCAGGGTTATTTCTCACAGAGACGTCTATTATCGCCACCACCGTTTAGATTTAGCCTAGCTACACATATTCTCCACGCTACACGCACTCTTGCTATTCTCTCACTTCGCAACAATCAAAGATTGATTACTTATCTAATAACAGTATCCCGCTATTAGCGTAACGAGCTATTAAGCATGTAACTTTAGCATGCTGTCAAACAATCTTCACTAAATTATTTAGTTAGTTGTTTTAAACTTGCGATAATAATATTATAACATATGTTAACTTTTGAAACAATAAAAAAATGACTAGCGTGAGCTAGTCCTGCAAAGAAGTCCTGCTGTATTTAGTTTAACGTGTACTCGCCAGCCCACTCATTGCCTATCTAGTAAGACCTTTACACTCTTACAGCAACTATTATACAATAAACATGTATGACTGCCAATTTTGTTGACGTCAACAAAATTAAAAAAAGCCCTAGCTTGCGCTAGGGTGTTAATGTTTATACAAATCAAATGTTGTATCAATAGCCAGTATATAAAATGTCTTATCTATCATCTTTCCAATTACTCTGCCTTGATTTTTTAAGCGAAACACGAAAAATTTATCAGTGCAATAGTCATCTCGTCTCTCCTTGAATTCAAGGGGTATAGTGAATCTTTTTAATGCATGGGAGCTAAGTGTCTCAATTCCTTGCTCCTTCCTAAGAGCCAACACTTGAACCCAGTCCATAGAAGATAAATAATAAATTTTTTCTAGTAAAAGCGTATGGATTAAATTATTATTTTCTAAATTATATTTCTCGTGTTTAGTAATAAATGAAAAATTAAATTGAACATATTCTGGTTTAAAATCTTCAAGTTTATTAGACTTTATTTTTGGTCTTGATTTTACTTTTTTACTTTTAATTTTTGTCATTCAACTATTTCTTTAACAAAAAAATCTTTGATTAGATTAACATCGATTTCCTGACTTTGAGTTGTTTCTAACCATGGAGCTTCTTCATGTGTTTGCTTCATTAATTCTATTGCAGACATGTCGCCGTATGCGTCAACAACTGCATTTAAAATAAGTGCTACTTCTTGATTAGAGTTTACTTCTTGGTAATCTCCAATTTCCTCATCACTCATCCCATCACTTGTGATATCGACTATCGCTCTTGATCCTCTGTATACATCATACACTTCTTGAATAGCTGGACCATATTTCCAAGCTAGAATTTTTTCCGGAAACAATAATTTATCATATAAGGCTAACGATACACCTTGAGCATAGTACAACAATTTCATTACTTTTAATTGAGTCAAAGCTTCAACATTATCATTAGTTTTCATGTCTGAATAATTTCGAACTTTGAACCAATTGACAATTTTTAATACATCAATCATCGTATTACTCCATAACTAAATAATTTAGAAAGGTCTTCAGTCATATTGTGCATTATAAAAAAAGCAAGGCTGGATAACCTCCAGCGGGGTTAACGATTAGAGACAAGCGACTTCTCTAACTCCTCATTGTGCTTTTTAGGCTTATCGCCGAGGAACAGTTTTTAAGCTCTGCCAAGCCACATAACGTGCTTCAATTATATGTTCGTATCACTACGAATTCAACGCATAGACAAGAACGTTGGGTTAGAAATGAACTTTAATCGTCTTTTAACCATCTCTATCTTACATTATTATTTTATAACTTGCAACGTTTTTTATTCATTTTTATCTTTTAGTACGTAAACTTTCGTAATAAATCGTAAAAAAATTATTGTTTTTACGATATTTACGTATAGTTATACCGTAAAAATATACAAACAAAAAAGCCCCTAGCTAAAAAGCTAGGGGTGTTAAAGTGTCTATTTAATTTTAAGTGTTTGACCTGCATAAATCAAGTTTGGATTGGTAAGACCATTAAGACTAGCGATTGATGTGTAGCTAGTACCGTAACGACTTGCAATGCTTGAAAGATTATCACCTGCGCGCACTGTGTAGTAAACTGAACCAGTGCTTGCTGAACCAGTCACTTGCAATACTTGTCCAACGTAGATAAGGTTTGGATTAGCAATCCCATTCAAGCTTGCTAGTGCTTGATAGCTTGTACCAAATTTGGCAGCAATGCTGGAAAGTGTGTCACCAGAACGTACTGTGTACGTATTAGTTGCTGGCGCTTGAATTGGCGCAGATGAAACTGAGATAATTTCCACGTCTGCTTTATTAATCCACGAATTAATACCTGCTAACAATACACGACTGCCAGACACTTGTGCTACGTCATATGTACGACCTTTAACCCAATTTGGAATAGCTTCACCAGTTGCCCATGCGTTAGCGCTAAATTTAACTTTAACTTGATTTCCTACAGCAATGTCAGATTTAGGCGTGTTGTCCGCTTGTTGACCTTGACTAATCGCTGGTGTTTCAGATTTAGGATTATTGTGTTTCGTGTAGCCATTGTCCGTAATACCAGTTAAATCAATATTCCCGTCAAGACCACCAGCAATATATGTTGACGTAAATTGGTAAATTGCTACACCGTCCATTGATGGGAACACATTGTAATTTGGCGTTGGTGTTACCGCATAATTAGGATAAGCAGCCATCCAAAGTGAATTCGGAAACTCACGAATAATTTGGTCGACATACACGTTAGCTACTGTATATGGTTTATAGCTGTAATACATAGGTGTATAGCCTGCTGTCTTAATCATTCGCATGCCATGCAGAATAGCGTTAGTGTTTGCTTGTTTATCAGCACTAGCACCGCTTTCATAATCCAAGGCTACAATTGAGCCTTTAGGTGTTTGAACCTGCGGCAAGAATGTGTTTAACACTTGTTCACCAAGACTTGCGTTTCCGCCGACTTGATACCAGATGTAAGTATGTGCACGTTTACCTTGTGCGATTGCTGACGCCACTTGTGTTTCATACGTGGTTTGCCCGTACATGCCACCACCGTTAACACCACCAATTTGGATAATGGCAAACTTATCATGCGCATATCCAAAAATCCCATTCGTACCTTGATAGCGAGACCAGTCTACGCCTTGGTCGCCAACCGCAGCATAAGCTGTTGATTGTAATAGTAAGCCAACTGCTAAAGCAAAGCTTGCAAGAGTTCGTTTAATTTTCATCGACATCTTCCTCCTTCAAATCAGATAGATTTGTCAAAATACAAACCAAGCCAGATAACAGAGCAGTTGAAACAACCACTCTCCAATCGACTTGTGCAATCAACGTGCTAGCTCCAATGACACCAACTGCTGATTGTGCCATGGTTTTTAAAACTTTAATTCCTAATTTTTCAAAATAACGTTTCATTTCTCAACCTCGCTTTCAAGTCGTGTGATACGTTTATCAACGTAGCGACTGTGTTCCTCTAGTCTAAACGTGCGCTCAATGACGCTGTTATGTTTATCAACTTGTTTTTTTAGCTCATTGATTTGATAGTTAGTCAGCTTAGTGCTCGTGATGATACCGCCAAAAGTACCAACCAAACTAGCAATCAACGAGAACACTCCTGTTAAAATTTCAACATGCATAATCTCCTCTCACTCTCTAAGCTGATTGCTCAGCAGTGGTTTCTTCTGGCAAGTCCCAGATTGGATTACCATCTTCGTCAAATTGCATAATATAGCATTTGGCGTCAAGCAAATCAGCGAGCGGAATGTTAGTGATTGAACCGCCATATTGTGAAATACCATAGATTTTTTCAAACTCTTTAAGCTGACGTTTGCCATTAACCACAACTGGTTTCTGTTCTTTTGAAATATACATGTAGAAATCATAGCCGTTGCTACGATGACGAATATATTCGCCGTTCTCAATCATGTAAGTAAGAGCTTGTGCCAAACCAAAAGGTTGAGTGATTTTATCTACATTAATAAGTTCTGTTGTTGCCATAATATATCTCCTTTTTTATAAAAATAATTAATAACTAAATACTAAAGTTCCGCGGTAATTGACGTTTTTTTCTGCATCCAGAATAAACAAGCTACCGTCTGAATTAAGCTGAATATTCTTGTCTCGTGGCGTAATCGTCCACGCTTTCGCTGTCATCATGAGCGATTTCTTGGTAAATTCTTGCGGAATATTGCCAATCGTATGCGTGCCAGCGCTATTAAATGTCACGTCGTAGTTAACCAGTACTAAGCGTCCTTGAATCATATACTCACATCCGCCAACGCCTGTTGATTGCCAGTTCGTGTAGTTAGTTGCTTGGAAGTTTAGATAGCCTGATGACGTCATGGTCAAACGTCGTTTTAATTCGCTATCGATTTCAAAGCGTATAGCGCCAAAATCGGGGTCGGACAGGCCATAGTGTAGGACGTTCTCGAGATTATCGTTGTAATCAACGACTAAGAAGCGTAGTTCACCAGATTGTAAAACAGCTAGCGGCATATCTGTTGGCCTTGTTTCGCCGCCGTTCTTGCGCTGAATAGCACCAGATGAAGCCAATCCATGATTGTCCATGTATAGACCTTGCTTATGCGCCGGACGGTTGAATGTGCCCCAGTTGTCAACTGAGCTGCTCGCAGTTTTGTTCTCTTGAAGCAAGAGCGAACCGCCTTTGATTTTACCGAGGTTTGAATTGACTGCAGACAAATTGTTTACGTTTAGTTTCTCCGCCGTGATTGCACCATTAACAATCATGTCACCACTAACTTTCATTTTCTTGGCAATAATTTGAACATCTGATTCGTCCTGAGCAATCATTGTCGCAAACTTGTTGCCGTTGATAGTCTTACCGACTTTAGTCACGAATCCATTATTATCAAGGTTTAAGCTCGCACTTTTAACTGTCGTGCTGTCCAGTGTGTTAACACCAGCTTGTGCTGCATCTGCTTTTGAGACAGCTGTATTCGCTGTTGATTGTGCATTACTTGCTGCATTCTGTATGCTTGACACGCTCGCTTTGATTGAGTCTGTTGTCTGCTTGAGTTCTGACTGTGCATTCTTTAAATCTTGACTACTTGCCAGTTCAGCCAATGACGGACTCCAGCCATTGTTTGATTTGCCTTTCTTAACTGAAACATCACCGAAATATAAGTAAGCTTTAGTACCTGCAGTTTTTGAACCGTTGTTATCGAAACGAATATAACCTTCATCATAGTTGCCAGTATTGAAAGTTACCGAAACATCTTCTGCTTTTGAAGATGATAACTTGCGACCGCTAACTAAGATTTGCGCTGAGTCAAAATCCTTTGTACTTCCACTAACACGTTTCAAAAACCAGACATCCATATGAGTAATTTCGCTACTGTTAAAACCTTTAAAATACAAAGTATAATCAGTATTACGTTCAACTTTAAAGCGATTCATGCCCAACGTTTTCTCACTTGTAGTTGTATTTTTAATAACATACATTTTAAAAGCGCTATTGTAATAAAATGGGTGTGTTAAGTATTCTACATAATTATATGTACTGTAGCCATCAGCTGGTCTGCCATACTCGACAAGGTTCATTTCACCGTTTGGAATCTTCCCTTCGACACTACTAATCTTACTGCTTAACTCGTTAGCTTTCGCTGTGATGTTGTTTTCAGCAGTTGTCACACGACCAGATAACGTATTGAAGTCAGTCTGTGAAACTTTGGCAGAAAGGCCAGTTGTCAAAGAATTAATCGAGTTAGTGTGTGATGTAATTGTGTTGCCTTGCGACGTTACTTTCGTGCTAAGCTGTGTTAGTCCGTTCGCAGTTTGCGTTAGTGTCGTGTTGAGCTTAGAGATGTCATCTTCAAAAGCTGGTGTGTAAGTCAAAGGAATTTTTCCTTCGTTTAACATGAGGTCGCGAATGTGAATCTCGTCGCCGCTTTTTAGACCTAAAAAATAAGGTCTAAAATAAGCGGTGGCTGTGGCTTTAAATGTGCAGTAGACACGCGTCCAAACGCCAGCTTTTATAGTAGTTAGATTGTAGACCGGTGTCGTTAAGTTGTTCGTAGTGTTGTCCTCTCCAACAGCTTGAAAGTGACCTAAATCATTATAATTGTACGTTTTATCTTTGTTAGCTAAAACCCAGAAGCTGAAAGTATAAAATCTGTCTTTGGTTAAATTGTAGATTTTATTATTTCCGATGAACCCAGAACCGCCAGACTTAGCTTCAGTTGTCACGATTTTAAACGCTTGTCCATCAACACTAACTGACACATTCCATGCTGTGAAGTATCTCAGATTGTCTGTATTAACAGCTGTTTTTCGTAAGAGATTTGACGAGCCGATTTCCGTCGGTATCTTACCCTCGACTGCTGACACCGCACTTGTAATCTGACCAGGTACTGCTTCAACTTTCGTCTGCAAACTACTAATGTTGCCATTCGTAGTCGTTAAACTACTTTGCAAGTTAGCTACTGCCTTATCATTGCTAGCTTGATAGTTAGCAAGGTTGGTTTTAGTCGTGTTTGCTGTCGTAGTCGTTGCTGTTAAGTCATTACGAATACCAGTTACATCACTAGTATATGTTGACTTAGCAACGTAATCCTTAGCAATTGCTGTACGTTCAGCAGTCAATTGCCGTGCTGTTTCAGTCTTAGCACTTTCAAAGTATTGACTGGCTCGTGTGGTTTCACCGTCCTTATACGTCTCCAGACTTTCAATGCGTGTCTTAAAGCCTGCTGCCGTTTGGTCGGCGGTGGTTTTGTTAGCTGTCACTGTGCCATCTAAGGCTTGTACAGTACTTTGCAAGCTTGCGTAGTTTTGGTCTGCGTTCTGCTTGTACTCAGCTACTTTTTGCTCGATGTCAGCATCAGGCGTTTGATAATCAACAGGCACGTTTGACTTAGCAACCATCACTTCTTTGATTTCGATATTGATTGCTTCAGTATTGTTGACAATACCGAAACTAGAATTAGCTTCTGTAATTGGCACGTTAGCTTCAGCAGTATAGCTAAACCACACTCTCGTCCAAACATTAGGAGGAATACTTTTACTAGTCGGCGACCACGATTGCTTACTTCTATCGTCGTTATCATTTGATGTTGTACCAGACAAATAATTATTGATGTCGTAGTTGAACGAACATGCTTTATTTGCTTTTATCATCAAACCGAAAAATAACGTTTCACCGCCGTTTAAGAGAATATTAAGACCACTTGTGTTGAACGTGATACCTTTACCAAAGCGTGTAGCGCCAGCCGGTACTGTCATTGTCCAGCTCTTCGATGATTCGTTATATTTAAAGTTAGTGCAGCCACAATTGATTACTCGTGATGTTGGTAAATAGTTCTTATTACCAACATTTAAACTATCAAACTTCGCATTAAGCCCATTCAAACCAGTTTCTAAAGTAGCTGTTTTTTGGCTGGTGCTATTAGCAGTCGTTTGAACTTGTGATAGCATTGTTTTAGTTCCTGCCAAGTCATCTTCAACCGTTTTAGTCCGAGTTGTAACAGCAGTTAAATCTTTCTGCACGCTTGACATCGTGGTTTTAAGACCACTTACACCGTCCTCTACCGTTTTAGTTCGACTGGTTAGACTAGCAATCGTCTTGCCATCACTTGAAACAGTTTGGGTTAACTCACTAAGACTGGTTTTAGTTCCTGATAAGTCATCTTCAACTGTCTTAGTTCGCTTAGTCAGATTCGTTAAATCAGTTTGAGCTGTTGATACACTTGTTTGTAGTTCACTAATTGACGTTTTAGCACTAGTTAAACCAGTTTCAACCGTCTTAGTACGGTTCGACACACTTGTGATGTCTTTGCCATTTTGAGTAACTGTTTTACTTAATTCGCTGACTGTCGTCTTAGTGCCGTTAGCAGTAGTCTCAACATTTTCTACTCGTGTAGTTAACGTCTCTTGCGCTTTTGCTTGCTCCGTTAACTGACTAGCTTGTGTCTGTAACTCTTTAGCTTGATTGGCTAATGTCGTGCCTTGTGTCTGCAACGCTTTAGCTGTGTTAGACAAACTTGTATTGAGATTTGATACATCACTTTGCAAATTAGTAGCTTTCGTGTCAACTGCGCTAACTGCATTTTGCAAGTCTGTTTTTGCTTTAGACAAATCATTAGCTACTGCGGTAAGTTGCTGGTTGGCTTCTTCGACTGCTGCAAGCGAATCATTTCGCACTTTTTCGATATTCGCTGATAAAACAGTCAATTCTTGCTTAGCTTTGTCAAGCGCTTCTGTGATGCCTGTTGTATCAGCATCTAAACCGTCGTCACCACGAGCACCGATAACTGCAGGATTTGTGACAAGACTTGTGTCATTCGTGTACGTAATGACATCATAAGACCACATATATTTTTTGTCTGTTGTGACAGTCGTTGGTTTGGTAGACCAGTTTTGACCGCCAGCCGTGACACCCTCTGCTTTGTCGTTAGTCGTGTAATAACGTTTGATTGATTTAATACCGACACCGTCATCAGAATTGGTGAATGTGATATATTCACGAGCTACTTCATTCCCGCCAACAATTGCAACTGCTACCACATTCAACGTACCAGTAACTTGACTAGCGTTGATTTTAACGCTTGAAGTCTCGCTGACAATGCTGTTATTGATAAGCCATTTCCATTTTGCATTAACAATCTTGTTATACTTCTCGAGTTTAGCTGTGATTGTGCTTGTACCTTGACCGTTTTTAAAATTGTAGCCATTATCGGTTGACAAACGGACGATGTAAGGCGCTGCGTCCTCTGCGAGCGCTTCAACCTGTTTCAATAAGCTGTCAGCAATCTGACTGTATTTGCGTTCAAAATTAATAAACGTTGACTTCGTCACTTTACCTGTCAAAATGTTATCTTCAAGTTCAGACACCCGAGCTTGCACATAAAGCGCTGGTTCAAAGTGCTTATCGTCGACTAATATTTGCGTGTCGCCGATGCCGGCATCTATAGCACCTTCGACTTCGTAGGTGATTTCTGGCACAGATATTTTTTGGATTTCTCCATACATATAGCCCCAGAGCGCTTCTTTGGTCTCGTACTGTGTTTCACCCAAATCTTTAACAATCCAGTTGTCATTTGAGCCTTTGCCGACAGATGGAAAGCGGTCACGAGATTGTGGCGCATAAACTGTCATACCGCTTGAATAATAAAGAAGCTCTTTATTATCGTCGTAGATTTTCTTATTCAATCCATCGATAGTTAAACCGTCTTTACCAGTAGCTCTGACAGCAGTTCTCAATTCTTCTGTGTTGTCGCTATAATTGATAACTTTGAGCTCTTTCCCAACTCGAACAGGCGTGCTTGTCTTATTTGAGCCAAGATTACCTTTCTTGTAGACATTCAAGACATGACGTTTCAAAGAATAGTCATCGTTCAGTTCTGTGACAAATTCAAGCTCTGCGTCAAAGCTATTAGCAATAGAAAACAGACGTGCCAGAATCGTGTCTGTGCCCGTCCATTCTAACTTAATCTTCTTATCTGACACTTGGTTAACACCGAGCGTTAACGAGCCTTCTGGGTCGTAATAAGCTAAGTATTCAGCGAACGACATTGCTTTATCTGGCTTGTGCACTCCTCGTTCTTCGTTATTCAACTCTAGATTCAAAGAGTAAGCAGTAATTTCAACTTCAAAACCTTGTTTTTCAAACCGCATGATGTTAAGCCAGTAATCACGATTCTTATATCGAAAAGCAAGCTTGCAACCTGTGCGGATTGTGTCGATGTCTTTTGAATTGTATTTAAGCGTTAAAATACTTGCCGAACCTGCTAAGAAACGTTGCAGATTAGCACTCTTATATTTGATTCCTGCCTGATTATCAAAGAAAGCCACGTTATGGCTGTCTGTTGAATCACGAATGGCAATGCGTACATTATTCATTAAATATAAGCCTCCTCAATAGTCGCTTTCGCACTTTCAACTTCTGCGAAGCTGGATACTAACAATCGAACTTTCGTCTTCCCCGGTGGAGCTTTGAAATAGGCAGTTCCAAGGATTTCATCTTCTTGTTTTCGTTGGTTGTTAACAAAGAATTGACCGTTAGCACCGTCAATTTTTATCGTTGACCCAGCTCGATAACGATTTGGAATATCTTTCCAATAATCCACATGAAGTTTTTCGAATCTGAAATAATTCAGCGAGTGAAGCGTCACTATTCTGTCTGTTGTATTTCTGCCTGCATATTGCCCGACAAAGAATTGAACTTTCTTAGCTTTGGTATTTTTCAATCTCGGCTCTTTTACGTTAAAACGTGAACCGTACCAGTAAAAGCCAATTGTTTCACTGTCTTTTAAAATGTCGAACATATTCGCATCTTTGTTTTCCTGACGTCCCTCTGAACTGTATGGGTTTGGCGGGAACCAACATGACGGTGTAAAGCTAAATGTTGGATCAACTACTCGACTGCCACCTGCACCGTCGCCAACCAAGAATCGAATCTGAGCAGTATTTCCAATTGTGTCGTTCTTCTCAATTGCCATGCCTGCGATAAAATGGTTATTTTCATCGATTACAGATAGACACCAAGCTCCAGTTTGACCGTCTAAACCAGTTTCAAACCAAGCTCGTGCCCAAATGTACCAATTTTGAGCTGTTTCTGATAGTTCTAATTCCTTAATCGCCCCATATTGATAAGCGCCAGATGTTCCGCTGGTAGAAAACGCTAGCAAAGTTCCCAAGCGCCCACCATACGCTTTATCAGCGCCCATTTTAGTATTGATAATTTTTTGAGAGTTTTCATAATTGACAGTGCCATCAACCCATTCATCAAAATCACCGTTTTTATTTTCATGCAAAATGACGTTTTTCTGGTCAATGTAACCGTCAAGTTCATCAATCTTCCCATACTGCATAGCACCGTATTCGCTCACAATGCCAACGAAACCAGACTCTTTCTTGAGCTTGATTTCATAATCGACTGTGACATCTTCGCCACCGTCATTTACAATTTCAGTTTCCCAAACACCATCCGAATTCTTAGCAAATTGGAACTCTCGTGTACTGTTGGTATGTGCTAACCCATCAGGAACAAAAAACTCAATCGTTGTTTCGTCGTACCAATCAGAAATACCGTCAAGTTCAATATTCCCTGTAGGCAAAGCCATATAAAAGCGGTTAGGCTCGTCTGGCAGTTCAAGCTTATAAGGTTCTTTTGCACGAAGCAACATAGCAACATGCTCTCTTAGAGTGTTAATGTTATTGTTGCTAGTCGTCGGATATTCGATTGTATCAACGAAAGTCGTGGCTGGTATAGCTCTAGAAGCTAGAGCGACTTTAACTTTTATGGTCTTAGCACCATATGAAACCTGTTGAAGTTCGACCCCTGTTTCAATCAAATCTTCGGTTGTTAACGTTCGCTCATTTCCGACTGTGCGATTAATTTCTAGAACATCTAAAAAAGGCGATAAATCAACGCCTTTGAATGTAAAATTAGACATCTTTTATCCCCCAAACTAAGTTTTCGATGTGTTGTTTATTATTTTGATAAGCACTAGTATCGTCACCTGTCGCACGAGCAAATTCTCGCCCGTTAATATTAAGAACAGTGTCACGAGACACAGCGCTACGAACAGTAGCTAAAGCTTCTTTGATAACTTCTAGTTTTTCGCCTTCTTGATTCTTGTAAGTGACTTCGATATTGTTTGAGTACTTACCATATTCAAATTGATAGCTGTAATTATTCGTCATCATGTCAGCGATTTGCGCGTTAAAATCAGCAATATTGCTACGCAACTGCGATTGGAAATCTTGAATATTGTCAGTGATTGCCTTCGTGTTACTTTCAACACCAAGCGTAACCGTCTGAGTAGGATTGAAGTCCTCGAAGATTGCTGTCACATTGCGAACAGTATTTTGGACTTGCCCAAACATATTATTCAAACCTTCGTTTAGACCTTGCATAATTGCTTGACCTGCAGGCCTCAAAAGCACTCGGTCATAGCTAATAGGCCCTTTGTGAGCGCGAATCCAATCGGCGATACCACCGACAAAGTTTTGAACAGCGCCCCAAGCAGATTTTAAGCCACCCAAAAAGCCATTCATGATAGCTTGACCTGCACCAGCCAAATTGATGTTAGCAAGACCATTTAAAACGCCTCGAACAGAGCTAACAATCGAGCTAACACCACTAACTAGTCCGTTAAACGCACTAACTGCGCCAGAAACAAGACCTCGAGCTATGCTTATGACACTGCTGCGTAATCCATTCCATAAGCCAGTGACTGTACCGACAAGGTTAGAAACAAGACTAGAAACGCCGCTAGTTAAACCATTCCAAGCAGAAACAGCTCCATTTTTAATCGCGTTAGCAATCGAAACTACAGCACTTTGTAGACCGTTCCACAAGCCAACAACGCCAGAAACAAGACCATCAACGATGGTTACTACAGCCGTTGACAGCATTTGCCATGTTACTTGGCCTGCAGCAAGAATAGCGTTCCAAATTCCTGAAAGGATTCCGAGAAGGCCATTCCACGCCATGCTTACGCCTGCTGTGATACTTTGCCAAATCAACTGCAAGTCTGAACCGACCTTGCCAAAATTACCTGTGATTAAATCACAAATAATCAACACTGGACCCATGACGATAGCTTTAATCATTTCCCACGCGCCTTGGAAAACTTGCTTAACACCGTCCCAGATTTGAGAAAACGCCGTTGATAAGTTTCGCCAGTAATTAAGCATGATGTCGATAAACGGTTGAATAATAGGTAATACAGTAGCCTGAATCGTTTGCCAAACTGTGCTAAAAATTTGCGTGATTCCGTTCCAAAGATTTGCAAAGAATTCTCTGACGTTAGACCACATATTTTTAATGCTCTCCACAGCATTTGACGGCGCCTGTTTAATTCCGTTCCAGAGATTAGAGAACCATTCAGTAATGCCGTTCCAAGCGTTCGTAAAGTTTTCTTTAATGCCACTCCACGTTGCTTTAATACGCTCGATTGCATTGCTGACAGCTTCTCTCATTCCGTTCCAAACACCGCTCACCCATTCCCTTGCTGTGCTCCACGCAGCTTTTAGACTATTCCACGCTTTGATTGCACCTTTAATAGCGTTGTTAACGGTCGTTCTGAATTTTTCAGAATGTGTGTAAAAGTAAATGAATGCCGCTACTGCAGCAGCAATAGCAACCACAGCGATACCGAATGGGCTAGCCAATAACTGAACTACTGTAATTACAGTTTTTATAGCCTTAAAGACTTTACCAATAGCAATTAGCAAAGGCCCAATCGCAGCGACAACTAAGGCGATTTTAATGATCGTGTCTTGCTGAGCTGGGGATAAAGCCTTAAACTTTTGAGCTAAATCAGTGATGTACTTAGCAGCTTTTTGAATGTACGGTGCTAAGCGTTCACCTAACGCAATACCAAGACCTTCAACGGCAGATTTTAAGTTACGGAATGAACCACCTATGCCACCCTCCATGGTGTTAACCATTCGTTTAGTGGCACCTTGAGAATTATCAATAGCATTAGTTAGCTTGTTAAAATCTTTGTCTGATGAGTTAATAATAGCAAGCCAACCAGACATCGCTTCCTTACCGAAGATGGTTGCAGCTGCAGACGCTTTTTGGGCCTCTGAAAGACCGCCCATTTTTTCACGTAAATCGCCCATGATAGTTCGGAAACTCTTCATGTTCCCTTCACTATCTGTTACAGAAATACCTAATGAATCCATAGCTTTTTGCGCAGCTTCTGAAGGGTTAACTAAGTTAACCAAACCAGCGCGCAAAGCAGTACCAGCTTGAGAACCTTTAATACCACTGTTTGCCATCAATCCAATAGCTATAGCGGTATCTTTTGCGTTGAATCCAAGTGAACCAGCTACTGGTGCCACATATTTAAAAGTGTCACCAAGCATTGAAACGTTAGTGTTGGCATTTGAACTTGCCGCTGCTAAAATGTCAGCGAATTCGCCCGCTTGTTCGGCTTGCATACCAAACGCAGTCATGGCATCGGTTACAATATCAGAAGTTGTTCCGAGATTTTCACCAGAGGCAGCCGCTAAATCTAAGACAGCAGGAATACCCGCCATAGTTTGTTCAGCACTCCAACCAGCCATCGCCATATAGTTCATACCTTCAGCAACTTCAGAGGCGCTGTATCGCGTTGTCGCTCCCAAGTCTTGCGCTTGCTTGCGCATTTGCATGTAAGCTTTACTAGATGAATCAGCCGCTATGCCAGACGTCGCTGCGACCTTGCGCATTGAATCGTCGAAAGTCGTAAACGTTTTAACCGAAGCTCCTAGTCCTGCCATTATCGGCACGGTTAGTTTCTTGGTCATCGAGTTTCCGACTTTTTCGAAGTTATCGCTTATCGCGCCTAGTTTGTCTTTTGCGTTGCTGGTAAACGTCTTAAAAGAACTGCTAGCTCTGTCTAAGTTGCTTGTAAAATTGGACGTGTCCGCTTTAAGAACTGCCTCGACAGTATAAGAGTTACTTGCCATTATCTGCCACCTCCTTTTTTAGATATTTTTGACGGCGTTTAGCGATTGCTACTAAATCGCTGTTTACCGCGTTTCCGTGACCGTTTCCGAGCACGGCGTTTCGTTGTTTTGCCTCGTTGTAAAAATCTTCAAACTTGGCATACACGTATTGCTTGCCACTCTCATCCGCGGCTTTGATTAATCTGTTCAGGTAGGCTTGCAAATATAACTCACGCTCTCTGTCCAATCGTCGCATTAAGTAGCCCCGCTTGCGCACGTTAAACTCTTCGATGGTCATGCGTTTGGCTTCAGTTAGTGAGCTAACGCCGTATAAACCAATAGCAGAAGCAAGCATGTCTTCGTATACTTCCTTGCTGCTATTTGCTAACGTTGTTTTGTTGCTTAAGCCTCTGCTACTGCTGTTAACATCTCTTTGACTTTTGATTTCGTCAACGGTGCAGTTGCTAATGCTGATAAAAAATCATCAAACACTTTATCCAAGTCTTCTTGACTTTCGAGCCATGCCTCAATATCTGCCAAGCGTGGAATCTGTTTCAGTGTATGTGTTGCTGACAAAATAATATCTGCCAAAATAACTGGGTTCTTGTCTTGAATGTAAATGACAGCGCTAGACAAGCCCATGCCAAAAGTAGCCCCCGCCTCGTTCGTGATTTGGTAACGTTTATCCATTTCACGAATAAAGTCAATACCAAAATGCAAATCATATTCTTTGCCATTGATTTCAAGTGATTTCATTATATTTGTACTCCTTACCTAAAAAATAAGGGGCTGTTTAGCCCCTAACTCCTAATAATTATCCGCCAGCGATTTCAGTAGTGTCAGTAAATGCGTAATTGATTTCTGCAATTTGCGCATCTGAAAGCGTTGCGTAACCTGTAACTGGTTTTCCTTCGATTGCCATTTCTGTTGAGACTGTTTCAAGGTCTTCAACGTTTTCTGGCACTTCCCAAGAATTGAGCGAACCTTGAGCATAAAGCGCTGGGTATTTATTTTCTTGCTTATCGCCTGCGAGGTCGATTTCCCAGACTTCAAGCTTGTGGCCATTAACAACGGAATCTTTCAACATCAAGTTTAGTTCGTCTCGTGTCGCCACCGCTTCGATCGAAAGAGTGACTTCCAATCCTTTGTCGGAAATGATTGAGCCGTCTTTAGTAGCGGTCGAATCATTCTTACGTTCATATTTCCATTTGTGTTCTGTTTGCAAAGCTAGTTTAGCAGCTGCTTTGCGGTCGCCTAGTTTGCGAAACATCAAGATTTTATCTTTACCACGATTAGCCATGTTCGTGTATTCCTCCTTTAAATAAATTTAAATCTCAAGTCCAAAACGCCGTGATAAAGCAGTTCTGGAGTTGAATTATCTTTAATAATTTGGCTGGAACTTTCATATTCCATAAACCATTGCCTACTGCCTATTTTTTTAATGTTGCTGAACTCTTCCATAAGCTTGCCAATCCAATCAGAAACAAGTTTCCTGTCGTCTGCAGTTCCCCAAATGTCGCATTGAACTGTGACCTCGCCAATCAGTCGAGTTTTGGTTGGTTGTGGGATAATCTGCGTGTAAGCCACGACCATGAACGGATAAGGCTCGTTATCGTCTGGCAGAAATGGAAATGCTGGCAAACCTAGAGCAATAGACCGTTTAATTAATTCGTCGTGTATTTCTTGGTCTGGTTGTTTATTTGACAATGCCTGCTCTCCTTAAATCATCAATAAATTTTGGTTGTATTTCGTTGAAAGCTGGTTGCATAAATGGTTGAGCTTCCATTTTTCGAGTTCCGACTTCAAGGTAGCCAGAATAGTCGGTATTAGCTTTAACTACCGCACGCAAGCCATTACTTGCTAAATCAAGCTTGATGGAACGCTTAGTCGCTCCAGTCGAATACCCTTTTTTAAACACAGCTTTGCGTTGAACTGTCCTTTGAAGTGCTGCGCCATTTTTCTTAACAACCTCTTTGTAAACCTCTGTACGAGCCATTTTTTCAAGAGCATTTAATAGCTCTTGATCACCGCTAAAAGTAACACTCATTCGTGATTAACCTCGCTCAAATAGATAGCCTCACGTCGCTTGTAAAACGTTTTGCGATTGATGATGTAGTATTTCTTTTCGTGTAGCTTTACGCTCTCTACAGAGCCAGCAATCGGCTTATTAACTCGCATAATCCAAGCGTCAACATTTAGTTTATTGTTCAAAAGTTGATTTTTAAGTTCCAGTCCCATTTCAGACACAAAACAAGGAACGACAACTTCTTGTGCCGTCCCTTTGTCCACTTTGCCTGTTTCTGGGTTGTAAGCTGGTTTACTCCCCTTTAAAACAAGCGTTGCTCTATTTGCCTCTCTCATAATACAAACACCTTTCCGTTCTTCACCTTACCTGTCGAGAATTCCTTTTGTAAAAGGTCGTCATAAGGCAAGAACTCGTATTTGATGTCTTCATAAGATACTGAGTGTCCTTCAACCGTTTCAGAGCTAGCTCCTTCAGCTCCTCTGCGGTTGAAACGTTTAATTGTGCAATCTTCGATAATAAAACTAAATTTATCTTCGATAACATCAGTACTGTAAGCCAATTTGAAATGGTCACAGACTTTTGAAATCAATCGTTTTAATACTCTGTCTTGCACATCGTCACTTATATCTAAGTCCTCTTTAACATTGTTCAAAACTGTGTCTTCAAAATCAGCCATAAGCACCTCTATTCAGCTTTCTTTTTAGGTTTAGCTTTGATTTCTTTTTTCAAAAAACCTGCCTTTGTTAACTCTTCGACACGATCACCAACATATTCAGACCCTGCTGGGTAGATTACGTCAGTGAGTTTGTCTCGAAAACCTGCGATAACTTTTGCCATATTATCACCTCACAATTAGAGTGCTGGCACTGTTGTCAACATGTAAACGTCATCGAGGTTTTTAAATGATGGAAGTGCAATCATTGAGACTTTAGTTTCAACGTTTACTGGGTCTGTTTTAGTAGTTGTTGTTACTGCAATACCAGTGTCGACGATTTCGACTTTAGCGTTTGTTACGCTACCACCAAGAAGGTCGCTTTCTTCTGGTGTAGTACCAAAGACTGTTTCACCAAGTTCTGCGTTAGGCGCAAGAGTGATGTGCCCGTCTGGGTAGTATTTTTTAACAACACCGTCAGCGTCTTTGTAAGTTTGGTTTTTAACAACCACTGTCAAACCAAGTTCACTTTCGAGATAATCAAAAAGCTCTGATTTTTTAACCGCTGCTGCGTCTGGTGCAGTCGGTTTAATCAAAGCTAGAGTACTTTTTGCGTTTTTAATTTGACTCAAAGTTTTTGAGTTAAGAATAATCACTTCTGCAGTTGATCCAAGTTCTGCCAAAGCGCTGACTGCAGCTTCAATGTCTGCAAGCGGTGTTGATGTTGCTAGGTCTGTCCAAGCTGTTTTGGTTGTTCCTTTGTGCGCTGGATCTACGTGATAATCAAAGTCTTGCGCTACACCGTTAGAGATAACGCCGATTTTACCAGTGGCAAGAACTTGCATGCGCATAGCTTCGAGTCGCGCGTGAGCACCAGATAGTAATGCTGCATTGTCGTCAAAAATACCAGAAACAATTGTGTCGACAAGCGCTTGGTTACCAGTCTGAGCGATAACATTCAATTGTTGACGATCTTGTTCTTTAACAAGCAATGATTCTTTAAAGAATGGCATTTCTTGTTCGTCAAGAGTGACGTTCATGCGTTCGCGAAGTGTTGCTTTAGTGTCAAAAGCAGATGGTTTCAAAACAACTGGAAGACCTGCAGAACCTTTTACAAGTGCAAGTTTAAGGCCAAGCTGTTTGCGAGCTGGAAAGAACTTCTCACCGATCGTTGAGTCAACTTCTTGTTGACGTGCATTCCAGTATCCTGCAAGATTTGAGGCTGTAACTGTATCGTAAATTAATGGCATATTATTAAGCTCCTTTCACAAATTGAATATGTGGTAGTTTTGATTTGACGTTTTCGTCAATAGTTCCTGCTCCGATTTTGTCTTCGCGCAGAGTTCCGCGATAAACAAGCGAAGCGACTGCGTCTTTGTCTGTGACGTCAACATCATAAAGCAAGATTCCGTCAACGTATGTTGCTTCAGACGGTTTAGTTTCAACTTTCACTTTTTTAGTGCGGTCTGCAAAAACTGAAGCACCGTTCCCAGAGAGAATCGCTCCCGCTTTTAGAATAGTTCGACCGTTCTCAACTACTGTTCCTGTTGTTGTTTTGTCAACTAAAACTGAAATTGCTTCGTAAGGTGTGTTATGAAGAATTTCAGTATTACCGAAAAATGTTTTTGGCATATCATGCCCCTCCTTTTAAAATAGTTTCTTGCTGCTAGCATTAGCGTGTTGAGCCAAGCTAGCACCGTAATTGGTTTGTTTTACGCTTGAAGCACCAATGCCAGGCGCTTTTTGGCGTAAGGAAACCTTAACAGCTTCAGCTACCGCTTGATTGAAGACTGCTTCGAACTCTCCTACTTTTTTCAAAGAGTTTTCAGCAGTATCTAGAGCAAACAATTCTGCGAATTCAGCTGGCAAACCTTTAGAAACCAAATCTTTCTCGACTTGTACGACCAATTTGTCATGCTCAAATTTAGCTTTTTCTTCAGCAAAAACTTTCTTGCTGTCTTCAAATTCACGTTTAGCACGTTCCTCTTCTGATAATTGTGAGTAGTCTTTCTCTTTTTTCAACGCTTCGGCAATTGCGTCTTGAATGCGTTGAGCTTCGCCTTTTTTGTAATTGTCCAAAGCTTTTTGGTTAGCTTTATTGATAATGCTATCGAGCTCTGATTGAGTTTTAGGGCTTTCAAAAACTGGATCTGTTTCGTGCGCGTCGTTATTTCCTGCATCGTTGTTCAAACCGCTATCGTTTCCGCCTGCGTCTGCTCCGCCAGATTCGCCGCCTTCAGCAAAGAATTGCAAGTTACGTGCGTTGAGCGCCATAAGTTGTTGTTTTTTCATTATTTTTTCCTCCCATGCTAGTCCTGAATGGTTCGCAAACTTCCAATACACTCATAGAGCCACGAGAACGGACGTCTCACGCCCTCTAGTCTCTCTTGAATGTAATTCTATTCACGACCTAAACAAGCCACGCTAGTGATGTTTGTTTGGCTTGTTTAACGACTAGCCAAGTCAATGAGGAAAGCAGGATTCGAACCTGCGCCTGCAGATTAAAAGTCTGCCGCATTACCCCTCTTTGCTATGTTCCCCAAAATAAAAAAGCCGTATTAAATACGACTCTTATTCATTTTTTTCTAAACCTTTTTTTATGCCTTTAACAATCCCTACGACAAACCAGACAGGAATTACCACGATCAGGTAAAGCGGTATTGCCAGAATCGTTAGTAGTAACATACTAAAAATAATCGCAAGTAAACTAAACATATTAACCTCACAAGCAAAGAACAAAATAAGCATTAGCCAGATAAGCAAGAAAGACTTACGTAAATCAGCTTATAAGCTTTCTATTTTTCGTTCTAGCAGTTCAGCGTATCTGCTTAAATTTGCTAAACGCGCTTTTAAAATCACCGGCTCACGCTTATTTTTCTCAATGCGTTCTCTGTTTTTCTTCATGAAAATCTTTAATTTCACAAGTCATCCATTCTCTCCTAACGGCGTATTTCTTGACTTATCAAGTATAACCTCGTATTCTTCTTTGCTTCTTGAATAATGGGCAGCGACCGAACATCTACAATGCGGGTGCATAGGTGCTGCGTTTTCACCCGGCATCATGTCCTTGACTTTGTAAATTTTACCGCTTAGGGCGGCACAATGCGGGCAAGCGCTTGGTTCTGCTATGTACTCATACTCGTCATAACCGTTTGCTGTCAACGATTGTTTTTGTGCTTCTGTCGCCACTCTCGCACCTTCTGTCACTGCCAGACGTTTGGCTTGACTAGCAGAAACATCAAATTCTTGTCTAAGCTGACCAATAAACGTCGTTGGATTCTTTCCTTTCAGAATGTAATCTTCCGTCATTATTGCCACAACTTGTCTCAGTGCGTTCTGACGTTTCCAGATGTTCTCTGACCACGTCGCACCTTTAAAAGGCGTATTAAGTAGCGTTTTAGCTGTTTGTACGATTTCGCTTTTGGTCAGCACCGACTTGCCAAGCAATCCAGCTTGCGTTTTGATTTCGTGCATATAATCTTCTGTGACAAACTCTTTGGTGCGTTTTTGTTCATCGTTACCTAAAGCAATCAACTCTAAATCAAGCTGACGTTGCAATAATTCCAACCGATTCGTTTTCATTTTGAGATTGTAAATTCCAAGTTCTCTGTTCGCCTCTTGAGAAAAGTTCTTCTCAGCAACGTAACGTTTAGCTTTTTCTTCAAATGCTTTAACGTCCATTTCATCGACTCGTTTTCGCACCTCTTCAATTGGTAAGCCGTTCTTATCAGAATAGCGATGATAGAAAGCTTGTATTTCCTTTTCAATTTCCTTGTAATGATAATTGTACAGACGCTTAAATTCATCGCCCAAAGACGCATCGCGCTCGATTTTAGCTAGCTGTTCTGCCTTAATCCTCTTCTTCCAGTACTCGTTTACCATCGTCTTCTCCATTTAAATCATTGTCAGACAAGCGACTATTCTTCTCCAACTGAACCGACAGTAAGCTTGAATTTTCTTGTTGATTTCGAATTCGTTCCATTTCCGTTTTAGCGTCAACGCCAGTCGCTGATTGTAACATGCTGTATACTGTTTCGTCGCTGACGACACCATACAAGCTTTTAGCGTTTGCAACGACGCTTGAAGTATCTGCTGGCAAATTCGGAACGAATGTCACGCGAACTTTTGACAAATCAAAATCTTGAATTTCTTTTAAAGTCTCGCTGATTCGAGCAATCAACTTGTAACGACGTTTCAGTGATTTTTCAAACAGCGCTTGCATGTCGACACGTTTTTGGTCGAAACCAAAAATTTTCCATTTCATCGCCTCTCCAGATTGTGTTCCAGAAAAATTATCATCGCTTAAATCTGGCGTATTTGTAATTTTATGAATATCATCAATGACACGATTTTTATAAGCCTCTGTTCCGTTAACGTCATATTGCTTATACAAATATTTTGCATCGACAGAACCTTCGTTTCCGTTTGCATCGACCGGTGGCTCTAGATTAAAAAAACGAGCTTTGCGCATTTTACGCATAAATTCAATTTGTTTCTCTGCAGTGTCGCAATCGGCAGGAAAGCTAACGCGTCCTATGATGGCTAGAATCGCATCTGACAAGTCTTGCATGTAATTAGCTGTGTCTGATTGAGAGGAGTCGTACAAGTCAATCAGAGACAACACAGACTCGTAATCTCCCATGCTATTCGAGCTGTTGAGATATTCAGTTAAAGGGATTGCCTCGAAATAATGTGGTGCTCTATCGACGACTTTGAAATCTTTAGACGAGTCAATAGTCAAAATTTCATCTGGCGTGTACAGTTCGATAATTTTTTGATTGTCAGAAAACTGATTCTTGTCATAATACCTAACGCCAACAAGACTATTTTCCTCTTTCGTCATATCGTAAATAACAAAAGTTGATGTTGGATCGAGTTTGACCGCTTTAGTCTCATCTTCTTGTGTGCGATAAACCAAATCATAAGCACGACCTGTTTTAGATAAGTCAAGCACCAAAGAGCGGTTCAGCTGATGGAAACTGTTGTCTTTCGAAATCTCTTCTAAGAATTTGGTAACACTTTCATTGTCTGAATCGTCGTAAGAAACTTGAATAGGATTCCCGACAAGATAACCTTGTTTGAATGTAGCAATGTATTCACCAAAATTATGAACGGCGCGTGCGTCTGCCATATCTTGGTCTTTGCGTCGTTCAGATTCCAAAATCGTGTGATTATTTCCTTCTGCGTAATCAAGCAATTCTTGAATACGTGGGTGCTGTACTGTTTGATGATGATCAATATATTGTTTTAAAAGTTTAAAATCTTCTGCAAACAATTCCTCTAAGCTCTCCGCTCGATAGCGCATTCTTGCTTGTCGATGAAAACGAGGTTTTAACGTATGTGTTTCACCTGTACTGTCAACGAATGTTTCTGTATAAGCCATTTAATTCCTTTCTACAAGCCAAAACCAGCTCGAAGTGTATCAAACTGGTTTGTGTTTCTTTTCTGAATATGATAACGCTCAAGACTGTAACGTACTGCGTCGATAATGTGGTTATTAGCGTCTATTGGTTCGTTCAACCAATTTCCCTCTTTATCTTGTTTAAAAGTGTACGTGTTAAACTCCTCTATTGTATGATCGCACGAAGGGTGAATGATAATTTCAAACCCTTGCATAAACTGGATGCCTTGCATAATTGAACCTTTACCTTTTAAACTAGGTACAATGCCGTTGATGCCTTTGCTGCGTATTTCAGCAATCAAACGTTTCTCTGCGCTATCTGCTGAAATATAAGAACGTTGCATTCCTTTGTCCTTTAGCATTTTAACAATATCATCTGTGAGCATAGCTTTTTGATAATGTTCGTTGTAAAGATAAAGACGCTTATTTTCAAAATCTACTGCAACGCATATAAGTGTTGTCGGGTCTTGCGTGAAACCGAAGTCCATTCCTGCAGTAGTCTCTTTCACCCTCTGTACTGTTTTCTGAATATCAAATTCTTCTACTCTAGTATTCTCAAACACAAGCCCTTCAGCAACTCCCCACTCGCCATCGCATACTATGCGAGCACGTCTTGGATTAGTGGCATACAAGTCTTCATAACGCTGTTTATCAATTTCATCTAGCCACTCATTGCACCTGAACGTCGTCGTTAAGGCCAGCGTGTCACCTCTGCGTGTTTCTTCATCAAAAAACACACGCTTTAACCAGTGACGTTCATTCCAAGGGTTAAATGTGATAGTTACTTGCTTGAAAAATGTTGGGTCTGAAACACTACCACGAATTGATTCAACAACAGTGCTAAATTTATCTTCGCTTTCGATTTGATATGCTTCCTCTACCCACAACCACGATAGAATGCCAACATCTACTGTTATAGAAGTGATTTTCAATGGGTCGTCTAATCCACGAAAAAGAATCTTCTGCCCTGTTTTTCTAACCGTTATTTCAGGCAATGACTCGTTGAATTTAAAAAGGTGCGCAACATTTAACTGGTTACAAGCCCACTTGAAATCTGTATAAGTTGATTGTTTGTTGGTGTTTGAAAATCGGCGAATAACAAGTAAGTTAGCCCAAGGATATTTAAGAAGTCTTACAACGTAATTTAATACCGTCGTTTTTGATTTTTTTGAACCACGGGAACCTTTTAGAACTCTATAAAAATTCTTTGAACGCCAGAACTCACCATAACCACCGCCGACAATTTCTGGAATATCAACATTAATCTCTAACATCATCCGCCCCCACAAAATTAACAGTCATATTTGTCTCAAGGTTATTTTCCAAGACTTTCTCACGCTTGCTGTTTTCTAATTGAATAGCTTTAATGCGCTCGCGCTGTTCTTTCCTATCAAGACTGTCTTTAGTATCGATAGAAGTTAGTTTACTAATCTGTTCAAACGCACGAACATCGCCCTTCATTGCTTTTTGCATCATAACCATAGCCAAAGCCATTTCATTGGTTGCTTCAAAACCCATATTTTCAAGCTGTTGCTTAATTTTATCACTCTTAACATCCGCTTCAAGAATAGCTTCAAATGCTTTTTTAAGATTCGCCTTTTTCCGCCTAGCTTTGCCAGAATTTATTCCGCCTTTTCTTTGAACTTCTCGCACTTCGCTCACACTTCGTTCGTGGAAACCATGCCCTTTTAAGTTTTCTTCATTAGCCATCGCCTCACTTCCTTTTCTTTTTAGTTAGATCTAAAACAGACCCCACTCAGCCAATTTTTCAAATTCAGAAGCAATACCCAGTTCTTTCCACATTCTTTTTCTTGACTGCCACTCACCCTTTCTTGTGTCGATTATCGACATGGGCATAAACATAAAATCGTCAATTAAACTACCAGAATAATCATTTTCTTTAATTTTTTGTTCCGTTGTCAAGAAGTCATCGATTTCAAAACCAAAATCAGTCATATCAATATCAATGATATTATCTAGCTCCTCGTTCAATTTCCAATTTTCCCTCCAACTATAACAAAAAGGGCAGACACTTCATAGGTGCCTTGCCCTCATTTATTGACAATACTATAATAACACATTGAGAACACCATGCACGCCCAGATTACCCTTGTTTATGCCATTTATTCCCATTTTTTATCACGACTCCAAAAAAACATCAATTTCTTCCGTTGCATGCTTGCGCAATCGATAATAAGTTGATTGACTGATTTTTAAATGTTCCATTACATCCTCTGGATATTGTTTCAGAATGTACGTCATGCGTAAGATAGCACGTTCTTTTGGGTTAGATACATTATTGATAAGTCTACTCAATTCAAGCTTTCGATTGATAACGTCGTTCGTGTCATGTTCGATTGACTCTTTTAAAACTATAAGCTGTGCATATACATCATCGACCTTTGTTGTTTTTCCGCCTTTAAATTTGTCAGCCGACCATTTAGGACTAGATAACAATCCAGCTTCTAGCGTTCTTACCTCGTCGATTCTGCTTTGGATGTCTGTGTCTAGGTTTTTTAGTTCGTCAAGTAATTGTGATGCCTTGCTCATTTTCTAGCTCCTTAGTGGTATAATAATGTTAACGAATTTATACAACGAAGAGCTTGCGTAAGCAGGGCTTTTCTTTTTGGGCAGGCGCACGACCCGCATTGAGTTTCCATGAAGAATAAGCAGCGCCTTGCAGAATAACAAGCGACTGATAACTTGCTTTAGATTTGTTTGATAGTACAGAATTTTAAGGAGTTCCTCTTTTCTAAATATTTCAGTCTGTTGCTAGCTAGCCACCCAGTAGACTAACTAGCTATATACTAATTTGTGAGAAGGGGTGCGTTAACACCTCTATTCCATTTTAAATTTATTCTGGGTATACCCGTCACAGGAATCGAACCTGTGCGAATACCACAACGAGTTACTCACCTTTCTTTCTAATCGAACTCAATATAATCATTGTCTCGCTCTTCTTCAAGCTTTTTCAATTCATACTTAAGCGATTGAATTTTATCCTCTCGCTTACCTCTTCTAATCGCTGGATTATATTCTAATTTCACAACTCGTCTTTCAAGTTCAAGAACTTTTCTTTTGTAAAATTCTATGTCTTGAAGCAAGTTTTCAACTCTTTCTTTTAGAGCACTGTTTTCCCAAATAGACAAAGCGAAGAATAAAGTAAGAACTAAAATTAAAATTGTTTCTTTCATTCTTCAATCTCCTTATACGTTTTCTCAAAAATTTCTTTCTTGCATACATAGCATTCACCAGTTTGGTTCTTAATGAGATAATCACCATCTGAAAAATGCATTTTACCTTCAAAAGTGTCAATTGAATGCATTGATAACACATAGCCAAATGTAATAGATTGACGCGTGAACTTCCTTACTTCAACGTGATTCCCCTCAGTTACTTGAATCGCTTCCACAGGCGTAATTTTAATATACTTTTTAATCATTCATCCACCTCTACAATTTCAACTCTTGTTATATCCTCATCGCCTTTCTCCTCCCAATTATCAAACAGCAAATAAATGGCTATCTCACTTTGTGCTAAACTGCGTCCTAGAGCTTCCCATTCTTGGAATTCTTTTGATTTAGGTAACCAATCTTTAGAAGCTCCCCAACTGTAATCTTCTGGTTCTTCGTTGCTAAAGATGCAATCTAAACAACCTAAAAATGTCATTCCATCTTCTAGCATTTCCGCAAAATAGTCCGCACGGTCTTTAACCGCTTTTGAAAAAGTGTGTTTGGGTGGCTCTACTTTGCCATCTTTAATACTCCAACCGTAAATTCCGTCCATTTTTTCTTTTAAAATATCAATAGTCATAGCTACCTCCCCAGATCAATTTAATTTCTCCGAAAAATCAAAGTACTGTTCAACACATCTCATCACCGTTTCTGAAGGCAATCGTTTTTGCCTTTGACATTGTTTAAGGTTTTTGGCGACAACTTCTAATGTGCTTCTTGAGTGTGTTCGTGATGGGTGAGTCATTAAGTATTTTGCTAAAGGAACTCCTTTTGGCTTTTGACTTTTAATTGTTTCAAAAAACGTTTCATAATTCATCATTGATTCCTCCCAAACGTTTTTTTCAAAACTTTTCTAACCAAACTGATTTTAGGAAAATCAGCAACAGCTTTGTGTCTTACTTCGTCAATTACAATGAATTTCCGTAAAACTTTTGGATTTTCCTCAACGAAAGCCACCGCTTGTGAAAAATTAAGTTTTCTAATTTTTGGCATGTAGTAGCTCGAAGCAAATT